AAGCTTTATACTTTTGTCCATCATCAGATCCGAACATCATAAATAATTGAAGTTCGCTCTTTTGAATCTTTTCTTTTAAGGTTTCAATATTCATGGGATTACCATCATATTTCAAACCTTCTTTCAACATAAACTCTACAAGCGTCCAATATTTTTTTAAAGAATTATTATCAATATGTAAAACATTGACTTCCTTTTTTATTTTAATTTGTTTTGCTTGCATTAGTTATATCATAAATTCTTTTTAATTTTTTTTGCTGATCATAAAAGAATGCTGCTCCTTTTTTTCTTGCATCTTTTGTATCTTTGGGAGACGCTCCTGCCATGATACCAGCACCTAATACTGCATCAGCTCTTGATACAAACTCACCGTCAGCTAATTGTGCTAACATTGTATCTTCATCTTTATCTCCATTACCTGAACCATCCTCAACATAACCTGTAGCTCTTACATAATTATTAGAATCATTTTCATTATGATCAGATTTAGATGGTAAATAATTAATACCACCTTTATTAAATTTTTTAATTTCTATAATACCACCTGTTGCATAACCTAATTCAGTTGGGTCAGCGAATACTTGACTCATAGTTGGACGAGTGTTTACTGCTGGTCGAAAACCACCTTCTAAAACTTGTCTTTGTTTTTGATATGCTTTTTCATAATCCTCTTCTGTGAAAGGTGGCTTAACAGGTGTTTCATCTTCAAACAAACCTGCTACCGCTGGTATACCTACAGTGGCACCAAGAAACTTTTGACCTGGTGTAAGTTCATCGTAAAATTTTTTTGCTTTACCCATAATACCTGTAGGTTTAGCTGGAGTAAAAAGGGATTCATCTACAACAGGAAATCTAAAATCTTCTGTCTGATCAAAGTCAATCATTTTTGGAACAGTTTTAGCACCCTCTTTTTTTAATCTTCTAAAAACATCTTTAGAAATATCACCTTCTTTTAAAGCTTCTTTAAGGGGCACATCTTTAAATTTAATAAAAGCTTCAGTGTCACCATAAGTTGTTATTCCATCAGCCACATCACCAAACTGCGTAGCTGGAAAAATTTTTTGTGTAGCTGAGTCAGCCATTACGGGTGTTGCAGTTTTTGAACCACCTGGTAATAATGCTTGAATACCTGAGAAAGGTGCTCCTCCACCCACATTTTTAAAGACACCTGCTTGAGAAGGCCCAAGTAGATATGAGCCACCTCCTACTAATGCAGCGCTTTGTAAGGCGTTTCTTGTAGATTTACCACGTAGTTTCTGTATGCCAAATGTGGCTAATGCTAAAGTAAATGGATCCATAATATATATTTTTACTAGTAAACCCTATTTTACCTTTCGTAGCGGCTTAAATCAATATCTTGTGTAATTAGTATATTTTTTTAGGTTCTTCTTTTTTATCTTCTTTTTTGTCTATTTGGGTCAATTCATCAATCAATTTACCCCTGTAAATACTGTCTCCAATATGGTCAATAGATTCGTCACAAAGAGCGTATATCTTACCCCCTATTGCTTTCCAAAGTTTACAAAAATAAAAATCTTCTCCCATGTATGTCTTTTCTTTTGGATCCCAGTATGTGTCAAAAAAATTATAATAGTTTGGTCTATCTAGTAGTTCACCATTTATCATAGTCTTTTGACTTATTGTTAAATTAGGATATGCTTTTTTAAGTTTTTCTAACGCTGATCTTTTAATCATCATACATCCCGTTGGACCTTTTTTAATCTCCATAAAACCATCTTGTAATTTTATTTCATTAGGATTTTCAATTTCTATTGGAAAAATATTACCTAAAGATTCTAAATCACCATCAGGTCTTTTTTTTAAGTCATGAATAAATTTATCACGATATGTAGTTTTCATAGGATAAGGCACACATGTAACTTCGTGTGGACTAGTAAACATTCTATAAATTGATCTAGGAGTAAATTGTATATCAGAATCGATAAAACATAGTTGATGAGATGGACTTTCTAAAAAAGCAGATACACATAAATTTCTAGCTTGTGTTATTAAACTACTTTTCATTAATTGAAAAGTAATATTAGTTTTATTTAATAAACATTCTTTCTGTAAATCTAAACATGATTTCATATAATATAAACTTACATCTGAATGAACAGGAGTAGCAACAAATAAAGCCTCATTTTTTTCTATTGCACTTACCGTTTCTTCTCTATTTTTTTTTATCTCTTCTATGTTCATTAATTACTCCCATTATAAATCTTTTCCAATATGGTCCTATATTTTTCCAATCATAAAATCTTTTATAGTAATCCATTTGAAATAGCAATGAATCTTTTAAGTCTGTTGTTTGTAAAATTTTTTTTATCTCTTTTATACTTTTAACAAATTGATCAGCTAAATAATCCTCATCTCTACAATAAGGTACGTATACAGGAAACTCAGCACAAGTTTCAAAGAGGGCTCCTAAGTTAGTTGTTAATAACAAATGACCTGCAGCTAATGATTCCATAGCACTTATACAAAATGTTTCTTCCCATATAGAAGGATGCACATTCATATGATAATTAGGTAATTGAGATATTAAATCTTTATGATTACAATAACCTTTATAATTTACATTTTTAAGTGATTTAGCTTTTTCATATAGATGCTTATATTCATGATCTGTTTGAGATTTAAAATTATCACCATAAATTTGTGTAGATGAAAAAACATCTAACTGTATTTCATCATCATTTAATATTTCCATGGCTTTAAGTAAAACACTTAATCCTCTCCATGGCGTAGACATATAAATTAATTTTAATGGTAATTTAAAATCAAAATTTTTCTTTACTTTGAGTTCATCATAATCAATTCCATTTTTTATAATTACAGATTTTTCTTGTGGAACATCATAGAAGTATCTAAACTTTTCATATGTCCAATGAGAGTTAAAAACATACCAATCGTATTTACTATGGTTACTTTTATCTTTAAACCAAGGTGAAAGATTAGGTTGATCGTAAGAATTTTTTAACCATAGTATATTTGGTTTTAAAGGATTTAATGGAATTTTTTCAGGGATAGAGGTTGTTATTTGAACAGAATCAACATATGATTTAGATGCATATTTAATTAAATAGTCGTATTGAATTTCTGTACCACCATATGGCTGCATTAATTTGTTTTACCGGATACTGTTAAAGAAGCAACAGTTATTTCAACATCTTGTCCAAAATCATCAACTGTTGTGTCAGTAGCTGGATTTAACACATCTGCCTGAAACTCATCTTTATCTTTATATTTTTGTCCTGTTCTTTTATTCTTAATTACTTCTCTAGCTGAAGCTGGTAGCACAGGAACTTTTTCTCCATTTATAATTTTATATTTCATCCTTGTCCTCTTGATTTTTTTCTCTTAGGTATCCTTTTACTATATTTCTTAGCATGTCGTCCAGGCCTTTTTCTTGGCTTGTTCCTAATATATACAATATCCCCCTTTTTCTTTTTCTTAGCCATCTTTAGTTAATCTTATATTAAAGCTTACACTAATTCTAGATTCATCATCATTATGTGGAACAACCATATGTTCTATGTGTGATGAAAAAAGAACAAATAAATTTTTACTTGGTTTTAATATCCATGAGTTTGATGTTTCATTGTTATTTATAATATCTTGATTTCTTGTCCACAAAACTGCAGGGTCTCTTTTAAATACTAACTCTCCATCTTTTTTAGGAATCTTAACATAATATGTGCCTGAGTAATTTGCACCTATATGACTATGTAAACTATTATAGTCTCCTTTATTATTTTCATTAATCCATGCATCTATTGAAACTTTTGTGTCTGGCAATTCCATAGATTTTTTAAGCATAAAAATACTTTGTTGTAATAGTGTATTTAAAATAAAAGGGTCAGATATTTCTGTTTGAAAACCACCTCGATTAGATCTCTTTCGTGAATTATTTTCAGCCTTAGCTTTTTCAAGAGTAGATAATATAGCCTTATCTAATCCTTCATGTTGTACAGAATCTACTAATATAGAATCAACAAATATGTTTATCTTATCCATTTTCTTGTGATCTATCTATTTGTAAAAAACTTATAACACCTTCTATCTTATTTGCTGTTTCTGATTTTGCTTTTATGGCATCACCAGCCTCTAAATTTATAGCCTGACCTGCTGCATTAAATTGTGTTGAATTTGTTGGAATGTCAGCTCTAAAAAATTCAAAGTCTGAACTGGCTGAAGAGTCATGTAAAAAGCACTCAACAAGAACACTACTACTGTGTTCATTAATTAAATTCATACCTTTTACTATTACCACAGAACTTGTATTAGTAGTGAGAACTGTGGTTAAGTTTGTAGTGCTTAATTTAAATCCTTGATTTTTATAAAAGTTTGCCATTAGCTAATAAACCATTCAAATCTTATTTGTTCATCCTTTAAATCTTTTTGATAACCAAAATTTAATTGTTGCTTTAAAGTTTCTAAAGATTCTAATATCTGTCTTTGATTAGAAACATCATATACTTCTTTTGGTTCAGGTATGTTTGAAACTATTTTTGCCATTATCTTCTACCATCAGGCCTTACATCATATCTAAATAAACCAAGTTTCCAATACTGTCCAGCTTTATCACTTTCAATTTTTATGCTCGCCTGCCTACTTCTTGCCCTTGTGTTAATCTTTTGTGTAGTGTTGCTTATATCAAAAGGTCCAAGTGTTGAGCTTACTGCACTATCATTAGGATACCTTCTTAAAAAGATTGTTACTTTAGACGTGCCATTTAATTCTTTGAAATCAGGTATAATTCTACTCATTGACATAAAATACTCGCCATCTCCATCTACATCTAAATCAAAATCCCCTGATCTTATAAATGACGAAATAGCTGTTGTAGTTGTACCAGTGGTAAATAAATTTACTTCATCAAATCCAACTTCATGATCATATAGAATACTAGACCCTGTAGTTGCGCCAAGGATAGTTGGAAAGTTAGGTTTACCTGATGAATTAAACTCAGTTGCTTTTGGTTGATCAAAAACTTTTGCATCAATCCAACTGGTTCTTGCGAGTGTTCCTGTCGTCCAAACATTTTCAGCATAATTATAAGTAACGCTTCTATCTATTTCTGACGAACTTGCACTTGGGTAAAACCAAATTATTTCATTAAATAAACTGTTGTGTCCTACATAAATTAATTGAGATCCATTATCTATATTAATACCTAAATTGCCTGTTGTAGTTTTAAAAACAAAATCTTCAACAGAACAAGGTAAACTTTTTACTGTTCCATCAAAACCAAAAAATCCACCTGACCCCATCCAATATACTACACCGTTTGCAAACACAGCTGCATTTCTACCAAATATCCCACAACCAGTTCCTACTTGTCTTGTGCTAAAAGTGAAAGGAGGGCCAACAAACTGCATCGTATAAGCAGCATCATCGGTAATTAAAAGT